CCAAAGAGTAGCGCCAGCCATTGACCCGCCAGACCCAAAGGCCGCAGTTAGATCGAAAGTCCCCATGCAGCGCCACGTCCCCGACAGCGCAGCCCCGGCGTTGAACGTCGCGCCAGATGTTGAGGTGCCGACAGGAATAGAACGGGCAGCACTTGTCGGCAAAAGCGTTGACCCGGCAACCGTTGCGCCAAAGGCGGTATCAGCGGCCCCGTATGCAAACACATAGCTGCCCACAGCGCCCGCCGTTGAAAACCATGTATCCATTGCCGCGAATTGCAGGCGCGGCGCACCGATAGCCCCCTCAAACATCGCCAGCGGGTTTTTCCAAAAGCGTTTCCACAGGGTCGATTTACTCGGCGCGCCGGGGTCGGTTTCGGTTTCGATAATCGCGCTATAATCTGTCATCAGATCGCCTCATAAGCTGCCGATCCGTCCGGCATTTTTAGGGTTGTGTCGTCACAGGCAAATTCGCCCGTCAATTTTTGGGTTTCGGTGGCGCTCGAAAACACCGGGCAGGTGTCCGCCGTCGCCGCGCCGTAGCGGGCGGAAAACTGATAGGCTTGCGCAATCAATTCGATTTCGTGGCCCGGTTCCGGCTCTGATCGGCTGATCACTTGCATCAGCGTTTGCACGGGCTTGCCCGTCGCATCGGCCAGCGTCTTTGACGACACGCGCAAAACATCGGTTAGGCCGATAGCTTTATCTTGCCAATCGACCCGCAGCCGGAATTGTGTCGGGGCGCTCGAAAACCGTTTCAGCAGCCGCGACGACAAAACCAAAGCCGCGCTATCGTTGCCGTCATTCAGCCACCGACAGAAAATCTTGCGGGTGCGGGTGTCGCCATAGGCCAGCGCGCCCTTGGCGGTCAGGTCTGGCACATAGGCCGCGCGCCTGAAATTGTCGGCATCGGTCGCGGATTTCGTCGGGTCTTTCTGCACTGTGAAGAAAAGCACCTCGGTTAATCTGGCGTCGTCGCGGTCAAGCGTTTCAATCGCGGTTAAGTTCGCATCCTCGGTCAGATCATAGACAGGATCGGTGAACGGCGGGCGGTTGCACTTTAGGCCAATGGTCTGCGCCACCTCATCCCACCAGATCGACAGGCCCAGAACGGCCAATTCCCCGATCAGCTTTGCAACGCCCGTTGGGGTGCAAATATGGGTCTGCGCCAGAACATCGGGCATCCAGCGGGTAATCTCTGCCGCCCATGTTGCGACAGGCACGATATCAGCCGACACCCCGGCATAATCGACCAGCCAGATTCTAATCAGATCATCGAACCGCATCCCCGCCGCATAGAACACGGGTTGCAGCGTGTCGCCCGCCGCATGGCTGGCAAGGGTCGATCCGGCCAGCCCGCGCCCGGTCAGCGTCACCACGTCACCCGCGCGCGTAAACGATACAATCTCAGACCCGATCACCGCCCGCCCGCTGGCCGCATACTTCGCCCCGATCCCCGCCGGGGTCAGGGTTAGCGAGGTCGCTGCCGTATCAATCGCGGCCAGCAAATAGCCTTCGCCGGGTTTTGGGCAAAGCGCCCGGTCATTGCTGGCAAGTTCGAGAATGTCAGAGGCTTCTATCTTCACCCGGCCTTGATCATCGGGCGGTGAAAAAGACGTTATGATGTAGTTGCGGGTCACGCTGTTGACCAACGCGCCGCCGACCATTTCCGCTTGTATCACCCGCAGGGCGCGGCCCGCGTAGTAAGGCCAGCGCGCCCGCAGCTTGGCAAAGAAGGTGCCGCGCGTGGCCGGGTCATAGCCTCCCTCGTCGATCTGCGCCGCGCCGCTGATCCGCTCCGCTTGATAGGGGTCAAGGAAACGGTCGTGATAGGCAAAGTCGGCCATTTCAACAGAAACGGTTGCGCGCCGCCCGAAGGCCGAAAGGTTGTCGTCTGCCCCTGATATGTTGACGGTCGAGGTGATCGACGACACGGAAACCAGCGCCGGAAAGATCGGCGCGCCCTTCGGCAAGCCCGCGCGCGACTCGGCAAAGCGCAGGGTCTTAACCACCTTGGAAAACGCCAGCGGCTTCGCGCATGTCGCGTAAGTATCAAAGCACTTGCGCACCGTTGCACCGCCCAGCGTGGCCGTGCAGGCTCCGACGCCAAAGGTTAGCGCGCAGGTATCAACGTCGATTTCAACCAGCGTTACAGGCTCACGCGTCATAGCCCGCTACCCCCATTTTTACGCTGGCATACTTGCCGCCATCCATCAGCGCCGGGCGCAACTCACCGCCAGACCGCCAGACATAGCCAACGTCTTGCGGCATATTCAGCGCCGACCCGCCCCAAAAGAACGGCTTGCCGCTGTTGTAATGCTTGCCAAAGGCGCGCAGGTCGCCGTCAACAAAGGATCGGGCAAGCGGCGAAAATTGCACGTCCTGCGCCAAGGCTTTGCGCCGCACCGATCCGTCAATGTAATGCCCGCCCAAGGTCGAGGCGGTCTTGAGGTCGAGGGTTTCGGCATCGGGTGCTTGCACATAAGGCGGCTGCACCCAGCCGGGGAAAACCGTGCGCAGGCCCAGCATTGCCACCCCGATTTGCGGCGCAATCGCAACCGCCCCCGGCGAATAGAAATAGAACCGCTGCACAGTCCGGGGCGCGAAGAGATAGGCGATTGCATCCGGCCCATTTGCCGCCAGCGTGGCCGCGCTCAGTGTAAAAACCGACGTGTAAGCCGACGCTAAATCGGGTGACGTGGTAAAATACAGGTCGCCGCCATGGGTGCTAAGGTTGTGCGCCGCCACGCAAATTGTGTCGAAAGTCTCCGGCGCGGGCAGCACCCCGAAGATATTGTAAGCGGGTGATGCGGGTTGCCAGTAGTCAAAGGTTTGCGGCCCTATGATGTTCGAAACCTCGCACCCTGCCGCCGTTGGTGATGATCCGGCCAAGTTCGCCCGCGCAAACGCGTTGTCGGTCAACGCAAAGGGCTTTTCGGTATCAAGGGCACCGCTGCCTAGATAGATCATTGCACAAACCCCAATTGCAGGCCGCGCTTGCCAAACTCTTTTTGCAACGCCGTTGCCAAGTCGATGATCGCCTGCCCGGAATAGATTTGCTTTGGGTCTACGCCTTTCATCGTAATCAGCAGCGGATCGGCGGCTTGCTGGGCTGGGGCGCTCGATGTCGCGGCGCTGGACGCCTTTGCAGATCCGCCACCAGCCGAACCACTGCCGCCAAGTGCAGAAACAAGACTCATACCCGCCCGGCCAATTGCCGCCATTGCAGGTAATTTCTGCCAAAAGCTAAGATCAGGATTTGCCAAAACCTGTGCTTGCGCGCGCAGCACGTTAATCATTGCCTCCGCTGCCGCGAATTTTTTACTCGCTGCAAGCATCCGCGAGTTGCCAGCACCAGTTACGCTTGCCAGCGCACCAAACAAGCTTTCAGCGTTGGCTAGCGCCCCCGTGTCGCTTTCGTCACGGATACCGCGCAGGCGCTCTTGGTGTTCGCGCTCTAGCCGCTCCAAGGCTTCGTGACGGCCACCCACGGCCAACAGTTGCGCCTCGGTCGCGCTGTTAAGCGTGGTCAGGCTTTCGGCATACCAAGCCTCAGTGATTTCCCGTTGGGTCTGCAAATCCTGCAACAGCGCGTCAATCTTGCTTGAGGTGCCGCCCTTGCCGCCCGCCGATCCGCTCCGGCCCGTTGGCTTTTTATCCCCCGGCAATAGTGCGTCGCCGCTTAGGCCGATCCCGTTATAACCCTGCTCAAACAGGGGTGTTCCTTTATCCATCCCCGGCCCGGTGTCGGCCAGCGCCGCCTTGGCCCGCACACCTTCCCAAAGCTTATTCACCAAGTCTTCGGCACCCGTCAGCGCCGCCGAAAGCCAGTTGGCTGCCGGAACCGAATTGGCAAGTTCGCGCATGGCCGCTTCGCTCTCGATCACAGCCCCGGTTAGATCGTTCGCCTTTGCCGTGCTTTGCTGCAACAGATCGGCCACCCGACCCAAAGCCGCCGAACGGGCTTCAAACGTAGTTGCGTTCGCCGCATCCTGCATTGCGGCAACAAGCGCCCGCGCCTGATCAGAGGTCAGCCCCAACTCCTTGCCCATGTTCATTACGGCCAGTTGCGAAGACTGCGCCGCGCGCCCCACGGCATCTAGGTTGATATTCAACGCGCCATATTGCGCCGCCAGAGCCTGCACCGATGCAACCGCCGTCGCCTCGGCTTTGTCGCTGGCATATTGGCGTTGGTGTTCGATCAGGGTCAAAACTGACTGATCAATTTCGCCGTATTTGTCTTGCAACGCCTGCAAGCCTTGAACCGTATAGTTCGCCGCCGTGTCGTTGATCGCCTGCACAGAATTGCGCAGGTCTGACATGGCCGTGTCTAGGCTCTTGGCGCTATCCCCGGTCGATCCAAACGCGGCCCCCAGCAGCGGCAAACCGATTGACGCCAAGGTGCCAACGGCAATGCCGACCAGCCCGAAGTTGCCCAACAGTTGCGGCAACTGTTGTGACATGGCCGTTGTCGCAGAGGTTCCGCCCGCCACTTGCACCGCGAAATCCTGCACCTGAAACCCGACGCCTTGGATTTTCGCGCGCGTGGCGTTGGACATATTGCCCAAAGCCCCAAGCATCCCGGTATGGGTGCCGACCTTTTCGCCGGTCGAAAGCATGGCCGCGCCGACGCGCTGCAACTCTGCCGCGTGTTGCTGTTCGGTCAGGACGCCAAGGGCAAGCGCCTGATCCAGTTCGCGCACCGCCGCTTCATATCGCTTTGACGCGGCAAACAGCGGGTCGAATGAGGCGCGCAGGTTATCGACTGCCGCTTGCGCTTTGTCGAACTCGCGGAAGGCGGCGGCGCTTTGCTTGGCGCTCTTGTTGGCCCGCTCAACGCTCTGCCCGAAAATACTATCCAGCGCGCGGCCTTGCGCCTCGGCGCTGGCAAGCATTTGCGCCTCAATCGCGGTTGTTGCCTTGAAAGCCCCCTTTTGCAGGCCTTGGTAAGTCTTTGTCCCGGACCTTTCGGCGCGCTGCATGGACTTTTCGAACCCATCAAGGCGGGCTTCCAGCATAACGACAAGTTCAGCGATTTCTGTTGTCATGGGTCAGGCCGTGAACATATCAGCATCAAACCAGCTTGCCCCGGTGGTGAACCGCTCACCGCCCGACGCCGCCCGCGCCACCGCCATTGCCGTTGCAACTGCGCCGTCAATTTTGTTGCCGCTCTTGCCCTTGTGGAACATGCGCACCCCCGCCTTATCGGTTTCAACTTGGACGTTCTCAAAGTTCCAGCGCAGCACCGGGTTGCCGCCATGCTGGAACTGATTTGACAGGATAACGCGCTCAAGTTCCTTGACCGCTGGCCCCATCGAAACCCACCCCTGCCGGAACTCCACAGCGGGCAGACCATCGGCCACAAGATCGGCCATCATGGTTCGGCCAAAGGTCGGGTCAAAGGCGATTTCTTGGACGTTGTATTGCCCGCATATGTCGCGGATTTTCCGTTCAACGGCCTTTAGATCGACCGTGTTGCCGGGTGTCGGAATGATGTATCCATCTTCGGCCCAACTCACATAATCGACGCCGTGACGGTCGCCACGTTCGCGCAAGTTGTCTTCCGGGCAGAAAAACCACGCGTGAACCTTGTAGCCAACCGCATCATCCCGCCACGCCGCGACGACGACGGTTAAATCTTCATTTTTCGACAGGTCAACGCCAAGCCAGCAGGGCGCTTGCTCCATCTCCAAATCTTCAAGGTCAATATCAAAGCGGCCCCGGTCATAGATATGCATCTCAACAAAGGGCGAGGTCGAGTTATCAAGCCAGCGGTTCAGGTTGTATTGCAGGAAGCTATCGCGCTCGAACGGGCTATGTTCCGCCTTCTTGGCCTTGTCGCGGAAGGCTTGCAGATCGGGGTAGCCGTATTGCATCCCCGGATTGACCGACCGCCACAATTCTTCATCCTGCCAATCGTCTTCCGGCTCGGCCATGAAGATCACGGGCAGGGTTGCCGGGTCTTCGATCTGGCCCTTTTGCACCCGGATCGCATATTCCACGGCCCGCCATGCAAGGTTTTCTTGGCCGCGCCCGGACGTGCTGGCAATCAGCGAAAGCGTCCCCGGCACCTTCACCAGCGCGCTATCCAAGGCGTCGTATTGCAACTGCCCCGCACGACCCGACCACGCGTGTAATTCGTCCATGATCACGACATTTGGGGTCTTGCCGTGCAGCGCGTCACCGTCTGCCGCAACGGCCACATAACGCGACCCGCTTTCCTTGTGCGCAATCAGCGATTTGTATTGCCGAACCTCAAGCCGCTTTCGCAAGCGTTGGTCGTGCTGCACAATCAGCGCGGTTTCGCCGTAAAGTTCTAGGGCCTGTTCATGCGCCGACGCCGCAGAAATAACCAACTGCCCCGGCATCCGCTCCGGCCCGATCAGGTGCAAGATATTGATTGCCGCCGCTAGGCTTGTCTTGCGGTTGCCACGCGGCAACAGCAGCACCACGCGCCGCACGATCCGCCGCCCGTCTGCATCGCGCGGCCCATAGATTGCCCGAATGACGGCCTCTTGCCACGGGTCAAGCTGGAAAGGGTGGCCCGGTGCCGGGTTCTTGGGGTGCTTGAGCATCCGCAGAAACCGCACGGCCCGCTCCCCATGGCCCATCGGGTCGGGGATAGTCTCAGGGTATTTGATCCACTCAGGGCAAAGCATTGGTCAGCCTCAGAAATTGAAAAGGTCGTCTTCGTCGTCTTCGTTGGAAACGGTCGGGCGCGAACGGCTCACCGGGGTCAGGCCCAATTCGGACGCCATCAACCGCGCGCGGTTCGAGGCGTCGGCCTGCACTGACACAGCCGGGTTTTTGCGGCTGGAAATCACGCGGCTGTTGCCCTCTTTATCCACCTGATAAATCAGTTGCACCGCGCCCAGCTTCTTGATTTCCCGGCCCATTTCCCGCGCAAGGCCGATAGCCTCGCAATAGTTTTCCAAGATACCAAGATCGGCCATGGTCAGAATTTTCCGCTCAACCAAGATCGGAAACACGCGGTTCCATTCGTCCTTGGCATCCTGCCCCATGAAGGCAGGCGCGGGCATATTCGGCAGAACATCGCGCTCAAGCTTCAAATGGGGCTTTGTGCCTCTCATAACGCTGCCTCACAGGTCAGTTGCAGGCCGCGCCCTTCGGCAAAATTGGCGCCGCTGATCTCGATCAGGTCATAAGGCTTGCCCAGATAAACCAGCCGATCGGCAAGGGTGACGGCCCCAAAGGCCCGCGTGTTGAACACCAGCCGCACCGTATCGACAGCGCCCGCCGCGCCTTCGATCCGCTCGGCCTTGGCTTCGCTCAGCTTTTGCGCCCGCAGGATTGCCAGCGTTGACCACGTTTCAACGGGCGTTCCGTAGGCGTCGGGCGCAAAGGTCGCCCGCTCAAGCCGGATCACATGCCGCAGCTTGCCCGCCTTCATAGCCCGCCCCCGCTGATCGTGGCCTCAACCGTGACAACGCCGTGCGATGTAATCCCGTCAGGGTCGCGCAAATAACGGACGGTCGAGGTCCAGCCACCCAGCACAAAGCCGCCCTCTAGCGTCACCCGGCCAGCCCGTAGCGCCTGCCGGATTTGCCAGCAGATCGCCCGCACCCCGGCCAAGGATTGCTCCACCTTCCAGACGTGCATCGTGTGATAAATCGTGACGACGCCCCCCGTCGCAAACCCGGCGTCAACCTCTTGCGTCTCGCCCAGAATGATCGACGGCGAAGGGTTGGGCTGCGCGTTGCGGTCAAGGATTGCCGCCGCTGGCACCAGCGCCACCAGTGCAGGCCGCGCAATCAGGGTGTCACGGATAGCCCGCTGCAAGGCAAGATCGGCGCTCATTTCACCCCCCGGATCGCCTTAAGGATTGCCCGCTTGATGATCTTTTCGGCAGTGCCCCGCGACAGCCGAAACCCCGGCCAAAAGAACGGCTGCGCCGGGGCGTTTGCCGTTCCAAATTCCACCAGATGCGCGTAGCGGACGGCGGAATTGCCGACAGTAATTTTCACCGCAT